TCGATGACTGTTCCTTTTGACTCATTTTGCTCCTTATCTTCTAGCAGGTTAGAGAGTTCCTGTTTTATTGCCTCTAAGGCATTTATTTGTCCTATTATATACTTATAATTTTCCATATTGTCAACACTTCCCGATGTGACTGCTATAGATAAAGCTTGTAGTCTTGTATTTATAAACCTTATTAGTCTATTTATTACTGTTTCTAATTGCATTATTTTCCTTTCTAGGTGTTTTTATTTTCCTTTTTTAGTAATTTTTTTATTTGTAATGATTGCAGGGTTTCCTCTTTTTTTAGGCTTGTGTGTGTTTATATAATCTGCTCCACCGCCGTATTTATAACCGGCTCTTCCACCTGTAGACATTCGTACTGGAATTCCACCACTTGGATAACCATCAGAATTGCCTCCTAATTGGATTTTAACTCCACTAACCCAAGACTTAGGTTTATAAGAACGATTTGGTTTTACCATTATTTTTTCTTTTTTGCTTTTAATCCTAGTTTACCGTCTTTGATAACAATATCAGATTCCATAACTTTTTTATATTTTGGAAATTTCTTTTTAGCAGCTCCATGTGCGCCAACTGTTCCAACCACTGCGGCACTAGCACCACCTATAGCTTTTCTTTTAAGTTTTGTGTCAGCTTTTTTTCTAGCTTTTACAGCTTTATCGTATTTATCATGAATTTGTGAACCTTTTATAATGGCTTTTCTTTTTGCTGTCTTTCCTGATTCACCTATTTTAACACCATATTTTTTATAAACCGTATCAGCAGTGTCTCGCATCTCTTCAAAAGTTTTTCTTCGCCCTGTTAAATCCTTTTTAATACCAACAGAAGTAATAGTTGGTGATTTTTTAGATGTTAAAGCTTTCCATACTGCTTTACCTGCTTTAAAATATTTTGACATTATTTTTTTCCTCCGCCATTCCTAAAAATTTGTGTACCCTTTATACCAAAAATTGACGCACATACAAGTATCCATAAATTTGTGAACCATGACGGCAACGCCTGGAAATGCTCAAAGAAAATTTTTATCTTCTCCATAGCAGCCGGGTCATCTGACCAAACTCCCCATGCGAGCACCAAAATGGGCAACGTGAGAATCGCTAAAACGACCTCGTCCTTATAATCTTTGTCTCTGGATTCTAAAAGTTTGCCCTGGTAAGCTTCCTCACCGCGAGACATTTTTTGCGCATGCATAAATTGTGCATCAGCCATAGCCATCTTTGTCTCTTGACGCTTTTTGTAAATATGAGTTCCAGCGTTGAGCGCTAATTTAACAGCACTAAACCACATACTAGAACCAAGTAGCTTTTTGAGGCTTACGTGTATACGTACCTTGTACAGTAACAGTATCACCTTGTGAAATCACGTTTCTAGCTCTTTTAACATTAGCTTTACTTCGTGGATCATAATGTAGATTCTGACTTGGTACTGAAGCCTTTTTTGTTTTTTTATAGTTTATAGCCATATTTTATCTCCTATTTTTTTGCTTATCAGTGTATAACTTAACATCTGCTGCTAGTAAAGCTTTATCCATACTAGTCTCATCTCTCATTTCTGCAAGATCTTCATTTTGATCTAGTTTTTCATCATGAATCTCTTTACCTTGCACCAATTTCGCTCTATCTAAATCAGCTCTTGATTCATCGTAACGCTTTTTACGCTCATTTTCCATTGCTCTAAGATCTACTTCTCTTGCTTTTAATTTTAGTAATGGATCATGGTCAAATTGAGAAGTAATTTTTTTCTCTTCGTTCATAAACTCTTCAGTCATTTCAGCAATCAACACAGCTTTTCTTGCTTCAAGTCGTTGATTTAACTGTTGAAGTTGTTGTGCGGCTTGTGGATTAACTGCAGCCTGTTGTTGAAGCATCATCATTTGTTGCATTTGCTCTCTAAATTCTAATTGAATTTGTTCTTGAGCCATTAAACTAATGTGCTCTAAAATATTTTTCTGTAACGCAGCCATAACCATAGGATTATTTCTAACCATATTAGTTGCCATAAAATTTAAGTGCGAAGTTATGTGAGCTCTGTGGTCTTGACCAGGGAAAGCTTGGAAAGGTTTTCCACCTAATGCATCAATGTTTTCCATAGAAGGATCTTTAGGTGCATTTGGCGCAGGGGGCGGTAACACCGCATCAATATTTTTTACACCAATCGCTTCATACATAGTTCTATAAATTTGATACATGTTATGAAGTTGTGGATTACTGGTTGCTATTTGTAATTGTGTTTGTGCTATTGTAATTCTTTGAGACATTGAAAAAATATTTGGATCCGCTACCGGTACAACATCTACTCTGTCATCAAAATCAGTTTGTTTAATATTTCTAGCTCCACCTACAACATCGTATGGGTATTCTGGTGGTAAATATTGTGCAACAACTTTTGATAATAATTTAAACTCATCTTTCATAGCTGCAAAACATCTTTTGTGGATTGCAGACATAACTCTTGAGCCTCTTTCAAGTAAAGCAATTGTAGTTCCAACAGCCGCTTGTTGATTTCCATCGCCAACTTGCATATCAGCAATAGCCGCGAATCTTTGACCAGCTTGAACAACAATACCTAAAAGATTTAATAATGTTTGTGATGGTTCTTTATAAGGTAGAGGGAAGAAAGCATCTCTTAAACTACCTCCTGGTGCATCTACATCTTTAAATTCACCTGGTTGTATTGGTGATGCTTCATCTCTAACTCTAACACCCCTTTGTTTAAAACCTGCAGGGAGATTAGATAAAGTTCCAGCGTCTAATAATTGACGGAGAGCCGACGTTGCCGTACGACTCAATCCGCCAATCATATGAATGAGTCCAAAGCCGTAAAATCCTAGTCCTGGCAGAAATTTGAAGTGGACGAAATATTGGATCTTACGTTTCTTTAGATCATTGGGCGCAAAGTTCCTTCTAATAGAAAGAACTGATCGGTTGCCTTCTTCTACAGTTACTATGTAGGGCAATTTTATTCCAGTCGGTTGTCCATCTGCTCCGACTTCTTCGAAACCTTCTAAGTCTAAATTAACATGACATTCTAAAACATTATAAATTGATTCTTGTCTGCCAGTCTTCTTAGTACCTTCTAATTCTCTTTCCTTTTTCTTTAAGTCATCATTAGTAGGGTCCATTCCTGGAGGACCTAATTCTATGTCTCTGTAGAAACCACCTACTTGTTGCTTTCTTAATTCGTTTTCTGAAATTTTTACAGTGTGTATAACTGATTCTGCATCTTCTAAACTTGTTGCAGTGTATGGCACGACTAAGTCGTCTGCTGGTACAAATTTTGATACAGCTCTTCCTAAATTTTGATCATAATAAATTTTCTTAAATGTAGATCCAGCTAATGGTAAATGAAATAACATAGAATCAAACTCTGCTTCGTATTCTTCCATTTGATCCATAATTAAGTAATTCATGTAATCTTTGACACGATTCGCTTGTTGTTCTGTTGCAGGATTTTTAACACCAATAATTTGAGTTCTTACTGGACCATCTGCTGGTAATAATTCTTTGTATGCTTGTGCTTGGAATTGTGTAACCGCTTCTGCTAAAACTGGGTGAGTTGCACCACTAGCTCCTTGGAAAGGTTCTGTTCTATTTTCATATTTAAATCCTAAAAGATCTAAGCCTGTTGTATAAGAACGTTCCCATTCTTTTCTAGAAGATTTATAGTCCATATAATTTTGGACCATTTCATTTCCAATAGGTTCTAATACATCGTCTGGTAAAATGTCTGCTAAGTTATCAAAGTGTGATTCTGTTCCCGGTATATTTATAGCTCCCGGTTCAAAGTCGATTGTCGCTCCACCATCTTCTTCAGGTACAACTTCAATTGGACCTTTTTCTACAATTTCTTCCTGAACATCAACTTGAGCTGCCTCTTCTGGAGGAAGATCAATTTGCTTACGTGTGTTCGGGAGTCCTTTATCTATATCTGCCATTTATACTCCTAGTCATTCATATCACCGATCATTATCGAACGCAACCCTTGTCTTTTAGGTGGAATTGCATTGGGTCTTCTAATTCCAACTATGCCACCTCCTGAATAAAATACCCCTGGGTGATAATCTCGTAAATTTCCTATATCTCCAGGGCTAATTGGAGTATCATAAGTTAAACCTCTAGCTTTATTAATAAGATTTAAATCACTTAGATTCGCTTCTCGTAAATATCTTGCTTTTTTTTGACGTTCAGATTCTAATGGTCTAAGTCTTTCTGGACCACCTGGAAAAACTCTAAGTTGCAATGCATTTTTTGCACCTTGTGTTAAAGAATCAAACGCGTCAAGAAACATTTTTCCATACTTTCCTTCCGAAGTATCTACTTGTCTTTTTTGTGTATCAAAAGCTTTTCTTTTTTCTCGTTTTAATTTTTCTGTTGCAGCTTTTGTTATATCTTTAAAAGGTTTAAAATAATCTTCTTGAGTTATAACATCTGTTGCTTTTGAAAGTTGTAATGGAGAAGCCGCACCACCAGCTTTACTAATAGATACTTGATCAATAACTTTTTGATTTAAATTTGTTAAATTTTCATTTTGTTCTTCTATGTATCTATCTAAATTTTTTTGCAAATCGTCCGCTGCTTTGTCATAACCTAACTTTCTAAGATTTTCTATTCGCTCTTTTCCTTTTACATAATATTTATCAAATTCTTGCCCTGCAACATTTAAATTATAAATATTATCAAAAGCTCTTGCATCTATGCCCATGGACTCAGCAGTTTTTTTTAATCCTTTCATGTATTCTTTATCTTTAACTGCACCAAAAGTTAAATTTCTTATAGCGTGTGCTCTAGCTTCCTCTGTACTTTTACCTTTACTTTTTTCATTTAAATAATCAACAGTTCCAATTATTGCGTCAGGGATACCAAACCATTTAGTAACTGCTCTAGCCCCTTTGCCTCCCGCTTTTACAATATCTCTTAATAATTCTTTTTCAATAAAACCTGCTTCTGATTTTGGTATTTTAAAAAATTTTAATATTTCTTCGGGCGCTTGCATAGATTCTAAAGTTTTTGTAATTTTTGGAAAAGTTCTTTTTCCTTTTGGACCCGTAACTGCAACAGCCTCATCAGCTCCTACATAACCAACGTTTGGTAGTTTAACTTTAATATTTTTTTCCTTTAAAATATTTTCTACATTTTTTAAAGCTTCTTTATCTACTCCTTTTGCAAAATATTTTCCTACTTGGCTTTGTATAAATACTTGATTAAATTGGCTTGGAGTTATATTTAGGTTTGTAGGAAACCGTAAACTTCTTCCCCCTTCTTTAACAGCTTTAATGTCAAATATATCAAATAACTTTCCCTCTCTTGCTTTTTTAATATAATAACTATCTGGTCTTACTTTAGAAAAAGTAGATCCTGTCTCTTTATCCATTCTTAAAGATAAAAGTGCTTTAATATTTTTACCAAAATCTGTTGTGTTAATTAATTCTGGTTTGCTTTTAAAATATTTATTTATAGCTTTTTTACCTGCATTAATTTGTTTAAAGTCAGCTTTATCTTGTTTACTTAAAAATTTATTTGCTTCATCTAAAGTTTTAGCTCTTTTTACGTAAGAAGGATCTTGACCTTCTGGGACAGCTCTTACCTCTCCTGATCTAAGACCTGCTAATCTACCTGCTTCTTGTCTAGTTATACGTTTTGCATAGTCAACACCCTCTGTTAAATATTTTTGTATAGTTTCTGTTTTACCTCCAACTCTTCTCTTAATTTGATCTTGAGTTGGTAGTTGACCATTATTTTCTAATTTAAATTTTTCTACAAAGTCTTTTAATTTTTTAGTTGCTTTTAACTTTTTAGTTTCTGCTGCTTTAGGAGCATAAAATTTACTTTTAACAGGTCCAGCTTCCTTAAACTCGATCCTTCCACCTTGATTCATGTTAAACGGTCTTTCTAAATTTATTCTTTGTAAATATTCTTCGTGTGTTTCTTGTGAAGGATCGAAACCTCCAGACATCTCATCTTTAAGAGGACCTGGTACTAGATCTTTGTCTAAGGTAGCAAATCTTCTTGCGTCTGGATTGTCATCGTAAACATCACTAAGGTCTATAATCTTTTTTAATAGGTCCATTATTCCCCTAACATTCGGGCTATGCCACCTGACGCGTTTAGCTTACGATCTTTAGTTGCCAAGTTTTTTTGTATATTTTCCATTTCCAATAATCCTTGGTCTGTAATTTTAGGTGTAGCTTTTTTTCTAGCTCCTTGTGCTACCATCTCTGCCAAATTTTCTGCCATCTGTTCAGCTGTTTTTCTATCAACTCCTTTAGACACCATGTCTTCGACTATTTTAATTTTATAGTTTACTAAATCATCATCAACTTTTTTTATTCTTCTTCCAGTGCCAATAAGGTCTTCAATCATATTGACTCTATCAATTTTCATTTCTTTTGTGTATTTTTCAATCATTTCTTTAGCAATTGAAGGTATGCCTTCTGGTCTATCTAACATTTTATTAAATTGTTTAGGATTTATCATTTGTAACATTTCAGAAGGAGTTTTTCCGTGCGAACTTCCTTTAGCCATGTATTTTAATAATTCAGATAGGGTACGTTTACCTGCTGATAGCCCACCGCCCAGCCACATTGGAACACGGCCACCGGATGCAAAGTCATCGGGTTCAGGATAGTTTGAAAAATGATCAGCAAGATCTTCGTCTTGTTTTTGTAAACTTGAAATGTTTCTTGTTTTTTTCTTCTTTCCTGTAGCAAACGCTTCTACTTCACTAAAATCAGATTCATGTTTACCAAACTTATTAACAGATACTTCTTCAAATTTTACATTCTCTGGATGTCCTCCAGTAAATTCTGCTTCTTCAACATTAAACTCTTCTTTAGTTTTAATTGAACCCTTTTTTCCTTTAACAGGAATTTCTTCCGATGCTTTATATTCTAATCTAACCGGTTGACCAAATTTACCATCTGCAAAACCATGTTTTTCCATTCCAATATCAACTCTTACATCTCCACTAACTAAATCCTGTTCTACATAAACATCTGTTTTTGAATTAGGGAGTTTAGTTTTATGAACAATAACTCTTTCTGCTCCTGAAGGAACTTCGGCTCCTTCTTTAATAACTTTATTTACAAGAGGCTTGAACCATGGTGGCATGCCTGAAATATCTTTAATTGGAACTTGAGTTAATTCTTTAATAACTTCTTTTTTACCACCACCTTTTAATAAACCAAATAATCCAGATTTCGCAGCGCCGACTCCCGCAGTTCCTACTCCGATCCATTTTAAAAATGCTCTTCTTGCTTTATCAATTCCACCAAGTTTAAATCCGGTTCTCTCGCCCAACATGCCTGCAATACCGCCGTATGCTAAGGGTTCTTTTAAAACTTGATCTAAATCATTCAATAAAAGTTTTCTTTGAGAATCATTTACATTTTCATACATTTCTCTTTTAATTATTCTATCTGCAATTTCTTCATTAAACTCTCGAGAATTTTTAGCAAGATTTAACCTAAAACTTCTATGCATGTCTTTAAAATCTTTATCAGACATAAAAACCATTTTTCCTTTTGCATCTTTTCCAGGTGCAAAGCTAGTATCTATTACTTCTCCTTTTCCTGTAGTAGGTCTTGGTTTAGTCCAGTCTGTAATTTTATCTTTTGGGAATTGAATAACTTGACCTTCTTTTAAAGGTTTACCTTCTTTTAAAGGTTTACCTAATCCTGACAAGAAACGTGCTAATGTTTCTTGTTTTAAAGCTTGCTTATTCGTAGCTTCGAATATATTTAAATATTTTAAAACATCTTTTTCACTTTTAATAAAGTTGTCCCATTTATCTGGAGTAAGTCCAAATAATCTAAAAGATTCTGCAATCTCTCCTGCTTTAGCTTCAGCATTCATTCTATTGCCAATAGAAGTAATTCCTTTGCCACCTTGTTCAGCGGCTTTTTTTCTCGCTACTAATTGTATAAATTTTAATGCCGACATTAATAATAATTCCTTTTAGTTTTCTCTGCCTTTGCATCTACGTAATCTTCAGGGTGACCGACCAGACCGCCCTGTCTGAATCGCATAATAGCTTGGGTCGTAGAGTCCACCAAGTCATCGTGATCGCCATAAGGGAATGCCGCGCACTCCTCAATGACTTCCTCAGCAAATTTTTGCTCAGGAGCCCATATCATACCACTTTCAAATAAAGGTGCAACTGCATTTACACGAGCGTGCTTATCGTTGCCTTTGGATGGCGTGAAGTTGACAACTGGTATATCCATCTTCCTAAGCTCATAAGTCAAAGGCAAACCAGATGCTTTAGCCTCTACAATAACCGTTTCTGGTTTCCAATACTCGTATTGTTGAAGAGCCAGTCTTCTTAATTCTGGAAACTCATATCTACCTTTTATAGAATCGAGTAAAATTAAATTAGCTGCTGAGTCTTCATTAGGAAAAAATATACCCCACGTCGTAATAGCAGAATAATCTGCTGTTTCTTTTTTAAGAAAAGCTGTGTCATAACTTTGTATAACATGCTGGAGTTTAGGTATATTCTCACCTTCATATTTTCTCCACCACTCTCGTTTAATAATTGCCCCTTCTTCAGAAGTTGGCGATTGCATCCATTGCGCGTTCCATTTTCCAACGGGTAATGTTGCTTTAACTTTTTCTAATTCATCTAACTTCCAATACTCAGGCCAGACGGGAACTTGTCCTGATCCGTGGTCCATGATCGCCGGAAATTCAACCACTTCCCATTGATCAGCTTTCGCCTCACCTTGGTTCCTGATCAACATTCCTGTTAGATCTTTTGTTGACCAACGTGTCATAACTAAAATAATTTTTCCACCAGGTTGCAAACGTTGTCGTGGTCCTGATGTATACCACTCATAAGCATTTTCCATAGCATTAGGAGAAAGTGCATCTTGCTCCGAGTGTGGATCGTCAATGATTAATAAGTCAGCACCCCGTCCGGTGATTGCACCGCCGACACCAGCTGCAAAATACTCACCACCTTGTGCTGTTTCCCACCTACCAGCGGCTTTGCTATCTTCTTGTAAACTTGTTTTAAAAATTTTAGAATAATCTTCCGAGTCAATTAGGTGCTTGGCTTTACGACCAAACCTAACGGCTAATTCTCCTGTGTGAGTTGCTTGAATGATCTTTAATTTTGGCTCACGGCCCACCATCCATGCAGGAAGTAGAAAAGATGCAAACTCAGATTTTGTATGTCTTGGAGGCATGTTTACAATTAGACGGGTAATCTTCCCTGTAGCAAGATCATTAAATTTTTTTGCAATGTGCCTGTGATGGGACCCCTCTATAAAATCGGGCCATACACATTTAACAAAGGATAAAAAGTCTTCTTTAGCTTTATTTTGAATTCTTTTTTCTGCATGCATAACTCGCAATCTTTTAAATGTCTTTCTAACGTCTGCTGGAAGTTTACTAATGTCTACTTTATTTAAATTCATATAAAAATTTTTATAAAATTTTTGCACCCTTATAAGATGTTCAAAATGTTTTTAACAGGATTAACAGTCTAAATCAAGCAATACAACCTGAAGTAGTGGGACCCCTTTATTAAAAAAAGGGGGGTGGGGTACAACCTGTGATTGATTATTGAGATTGGGTTAGGATCCGCTTAGAATTGTGGCGCGCGAGCGCCACAACCTATGGTTGACGACTCAGTCTAGTAAGACGCTGTATTGTTTAGGAAAGTATTTGATAAACCAATCCAATCCCTTGCGATGGTTATCCCAATCCTGCATCTGCTCACTGCCCATGATTACATCGTAAACAGCAACAGCAAACCAAGGCAACATAGCCGGTTCATTATTAAATCTATTATTAACAATGATCTCCTCCTTAAAGCTATCTGCTTTCTGTCTGCTATAATCTGCATCAAAGGGCATCTTATATTCTTTGTTATTGTATTTAATTATTTCTGTCATAATAGTTATCCTACATTATCCATTGCCATTGTCAACCCTTTTAATTGTAGTCCTTGTTGCTTGGTATGGTACTCGTTGATAGTCAGTTCCATTATGTCTATATCTATGACTCTCGTACTTTTCTTTTTCAATCTTGATCGGTGTTTCAAGAGCCTTGCGCCTTGGCGCTATTGCAACTATAGATTGTATGTGAGTTCTAATATAATCAAATAAGCAAGATTGATTACAGAAGTAATCCCATATGCCATTCTGATAACCATTGTACCTACCTTGTTTAATCTTAATAGTTCTTAATACTTTATTATCCCCACTCCCTCGCACTCGTGATTGAGTGTGATTAGTATGACAGTTCGTACCATGACACCAATTATAATCACTCATCTTTGCCCCTCAATTCCCCAATACATTTAGCATGGCTTTCCAAAACCTTTTCAAGTTTAGCAATTCTTTGTTCTAACTTGTCCAAGATTTTATTGTGTTGGTATATTCTATCTTTATTTTCTGCGTGTAGTAAATCGTGGTTATGATCTAACTGTGTCATTAAAATCTCACTTTCCAAGAAACTGTTGCATTTCTAAAGTTATCTGCCTCAATATCAAAGTAAGTGAATATTGCTTTTCCTTTTGCTGATGTCCAATATCTACAACCCTCAACCCATTTACCTAAACGGGTGATATGTTTTTTATCCTTATTAGAGTAGTAAGTTATTGTAAATTGTTTGTCGTTTTCCATTGTCTTTATCCTTTCTGTTATTCAGGGATAATCCCATAAATTATCCCTAAAGTAAATAGTCTATATGCCCAAAATGGGTTTAACTATTTTGTTGTTGTTTTTCATACAACAATCTTGCCTTTATTTTTTCCTCTCTTGTTTGCTCTCTCTTGTTCTTCATTCCTTTTATTCTATCAGCTAGATTTTTAGGATTGTAGATTACAAGTCCAGTAGAGTTAGTTCTAATTATTTCATGGTCAGTAATATTCAAACCAAGTTCAGTAGCAAGTTCAATTGCCTCATGCAGATATTTATATCCTTTTAAACCAACTTTAATTTCTTTCATTTGGTCTAATACAGATTTAATCCACTTATGATGTGCCATGACAAATTGTTCTTTTTGTCTTTTCCAATCTATTAAAAACATATACTCGTCTTCATTACAAGCGATAGACCTATCACGACAATACTCTCTACCAATTAAATCTAATTGGTATTTCTCATTCCATTCTTTGCCATAACCTTTGTCATCATCACCAAGATATTTATTGTTTGCATCTGTATATTTTGTTTTGTGTGGGTTTTGATCTTTGCCCTCTTGTTCAATCAAAATATCAGGGTTGCAATTATCTTGTGCTTTTAGTTCATCACGAAATAAAGCATAACCATACTCATTATCAGAACGATTATGACTACTATTGTTATCAACATCTAAACTACCATTTAACCTAAAATCAAAATGGCTTTCAATTGTTGCATCTTCAACTTTGGCATTGTTGTCGTAGTCTCTTGTTTCTTTTTTACCTAAATAATGAAAATGAAAACAACTATCCTTTGCAATAGTGCTTACGTTCTCAAACTTATTCTGTAAGTGATATGCCATTTTAACATCATCAGGGGTGTAATGTTTTCTGACAATTTTTTCTGCCATGTTCCATGCGTCATCATTCAGTTGGATTTGGTCAGCTTTCAAACTGTCATACTTTTGTTTTTCTACTGTGTCCTCTTGTTCCAAGTGTACTCGCATACGATTTGCGATTTTATTTCTGTACTCTTGGTTTAGTCTTATTCTTGACATTTTTTCCTTTCTGTTTGTAAAATGGATTAATAGGTGTTTTAGCATTTTCCATAGCTTTCAACAAATCTAATCCATTTATTGTTATTGTTTTTGTTTTTTTATTTATTTGCATAAATAAATTTATATACTACTTGACATTACTTGTCAATAGGATTATATAGGAATAACTTAATTATTTGGATTTACCTCTTTCTAATTAAGTTGGGACAACTTCTGGTTGTAGCGCATCACA